TAATGATATTTCTTGATCTTGAACTCTTGTTCCATATGCATAATTTCCATATGTTAAACCATCATTAAGTGTTGTTGCTCCGATACTTACATTATTGATACCAGATTCTTGTAATGCTGATTTATTGATTACTACAGATTCTAGTTTGTTTACTTTTTTTCTTGATTTTACGTTTGTTTTATATAAACTTGTTATAAATCTAGCATTTCCGCTAATAACATTAAGATTACTTAGAGTAAGTTCTCTTCCTCCATTTGAAAATGCAAAATTACCTCTCTCCAAAGGTACAATAGATCCATTAGTCAGTACTAAAGAATATCTCTCTTCATCATATGGCTGAAAAACTTCATTTGAGTTTAAAGTTGATGCTGCAATATTAAATCCATTACTTGAAATGGTTACGTCATATTCTTTTCTTATAGATATTCTAGAATTTGTTAAATCTACAGATTCAATACTTTGCTTAGGAATCTTTGTATATAGATTTGAATCTGGAGATGTTAATACTGTCGTTAATATTTGTAAGTTTTGTACAGATGTTGTTATTCCAGGCAAGTTTCCTATACAAATATCCGCTACAGAAGTAACTGGTTGTATAACAATACTATTAGTATTTACTAAAGAAATTTTAGCAAAGTTTGGAACTACATTTTCTCCCAAAGTATAAGATATAATATCTCCATCTTCACAAATTGATCCAAAATCAATATTTGTACTAGTTACAGTTGATACCCCAGAAGATTCTGCTTGAATAACTGCTCCGCCTACAAAAACTTTTCTATTTTGCTTTACATCAGCATTAAATGTTGATATTCCAGATTGACCAAATATTGATTTTACATCATCAGATCCATACTTTCTAATACTCTTTACAATTCTAGTTTGGCCGTCAGAGAAAGATATTTTTTCTCCAATAGAATATTTTCCAAAACTACTATATGCAGTGATTATTCCTGAATTTGTAGCATTAAATCTTAGATATCCATATGATCCAGTATATCTACCTTCGATCTTTGATGGAGAAGATACAGTTATTGGTTCATTTAAAGTAATTTCTGTATAAAAATCTGTATCATATAAGTTTATATCCCATTCATTTAAATCTAAGTTTATAATATTATATGAACCAGATTCTAAAGCAAAATCATAAACTCTTGATATTCCAATTTCTTTTCCTGAAGATTCTAAGTCTGATGCCCCCAATCTAGAATCTCTTAAAGAAACTGTGTATGTTGATATTCCAATTTCTGGTGTTCCATATACTCTATTTAATGTATATGAAGATCCTGTAGAGTATTGAATAGACTGATCTTTTAGTATTTTTGTCGTTCTTGGTTTTTCAAAATCTAATAATGTACTAGATAATCTTTCTATTTCATATCCCTTAACATAAGCTTTTCCTGGGGATATTTTATAAACTCCCATACTTTCGGAAGGAGTGTTTTGTTGTCTCGTTAACTCTGTTTCTTTATAAAGACCTCTACTTCCCTCAAGATCATTTAAAGATTCTTCAACACTTACACTAAAAGGTTTAATATAATAATCTCCAGATTCATCATAAGTTCTTCTTGCTAACTCATTACCAATCTCATTGTATTCTGGATTTCTATTTAAAAATATAATATTTCCTTCTTCAACTCTAGTTAATTCTACAAAATCATCAGATTGATCATCATCAATAGGTAATGATGCAAGACTGGCACTAATCTTTAATCTGTCTGCACCTGGAGCTGAATAGTTTGAGAACCCTCTAGAGTTATCAAATAATGTTGGATCATTATCAGAAGAAATGATTTCTTCTTTAATACGTAATCCTATTCTACAACTTGTTAAAAAGTTAAATCTATCTACTACTAATAACTCTTCATTTACATTTACAAAGTTACCTCTTAAAAAATATACCCCTTCACTGATTATAGCAGCAGCACCAATTACTGGATTTTTTACTAATAAAAACTCTTGTCCAGATCTAATCGTAATATCATCAATAACACTAATATTAGAATATTGATATTGACCAGATATATTATTAGATCTATTTGCAGATACAAAAGTTTCCTGAGTTGTTGTATCACCATAAATATCTGTACTACTCTGTGTCGATACATTAATACGAGTAGTTGAAGTAGTTCCCCTTTTTAATATTGGTAGTATTTCAGATTCAGAAATTAATGTTTCTCCAGGAAGAAAATCAGTTTCATTATTAGATCCAGTATTTAAATATTGGAAATATACAATAGTATTATTTAAATCATTATAATCTTTTTTCCTTAAAACTTTTACAACCTTTGCTCTTAAACCAGTCTCCTTTCCTACAATAACAAAACCATATAGTTTAGAATCATTAATATATTCGTCTACATTTATGGCATTAAATGTATTTTCTACCTCTACACCAACTATTCTTGTAAAACTAATGTTTCCTGGGATTACTACAGAACCTTCTTTAAATACATGATTTCCGAACTGTTCAATTTGATTTTGTAAAATTGATTGAACATTTGATAACTCTCTAGCTTGGATAGGATATCCAGGTTTAAATAAGACTTTATAGTAGTTTTTATCTTCGTCAAAGTCATCAAAATATGGAAAAACGTTGAGATTTGTTTTTGATGGCATAATTCTTTAAAATTGCAAAATTACTTTAATATCTTCTTTTTGGTTTTGAGATCTTGTAATAGAAGGTCTATTATCAACGTATATTATATTTCCAGAGTATTTTTTAACTTCTGGATTGGAGATTCCTCTTTGAAACTCTTGTCCCAAACTATATGTTCTATTATTTATTACAGTTGTAATACCAGGATTTGATTGTGTTCCAAAATCAGTATCAATCTCTAATGCTGATATTGTTCCTGTTATTAAAGTATTTCCTCCAGCTCCAGGTTCAGAAGTAAAGTTTACTTTTCCATACCCATATTGTGGACTATAATCTCTAGTTTTATCATAGTTAAATCCATAAAGGGTTCTATCTTGCCAATACTTTAGAATACCTGTGTTTTCATCATAAGAAACAACTCTTCCTACAGCAGTAACTCCAATAGAAACATTTTGCATTATAATACTATCTGGTTCATATCTTCCATCAGAAATATTTCCTATAAGTTTTAATGCATGTACGGCACTAACTTTATCATCATTTAAAATATCACTACTTCCATATTTTTGCGGATTTTCTACTATTCCAAATCTTGCAACCTGATTCCCTAAAACAAAATCTGGATTTTGAAGATCATTTTCTATTCTACAATAAACCAATACCCTAGTTGTACCAAGCTCTCTATAAATATCATAACCATGTCCACCTTTAGGTGGAATAATGACATCTACAATAGGTTCTCTATATCCAATCTCTGTTGTAGGAACACCTCCAGATGCAAAGTCTACTACTCCGTATGTATATCCAGAACCACCATTTGTAATAATAACAGAATCTAACTTAGATTCTCCATCTATTATTATTGTTGCTTCAGCACCATAACCATCTCCCTTTATAGGAACTCTGTTGTAAACTTGATTAGCTGGTCCTATATTAGATCCACTATCTTTAATTACAATATTTTTTAACTGCCCACTAGTTTCTGCATGAAGCTTAATAGTTGCAGTTGCTTCATCTTCTCCCCAATTATCTGGAACAGGAATATAATCAACACCATCAAACTTTATAATATCTGATGGAGATATTGTGTATAAGTATTTCCAAAGATAACCATCATTACTATTTCCAGCTGGTTTTGGTTCTAAATCAGTAAAAACTGGTTCATCCAAAGATGGTTTTCCTTCTAGATTATTTTCATCAGTTCCATTATGAATACAAATATAAACTTTATAATCTTTATTTACAACATAATAGTTGGAATAATATAAACTAGTTGCTTGAGATGGTTGAGATAAATTTGTTCTGCTTATATCATGTCTATACATGTCATAAGTAAATCCAGATTCCCAAGTTACTTTTCTTATAACTCTTTTTACATCTGATGGATTTATTTTTTTTAAAGCTGTTATAGTATCCCAATAGTCATTTTCATCATCAAAACAATCTTTTGGTGATGGTGGATTCAAATCCCATTCTGAATCATAATCGGTTGCATTTGGAAGACCGATGAATGCATAATAAGTATTTGAAGATATAGCAATATTGTTAATAAAGTTATTAACATTAAGTATTCTTAATTGATCAGTTATGATTGCTGACATTTTAATCGTTTTCTTTATTTATGAGGTTTATAAGTATGATTTAAAATCTAGACGATTTTTTCTCATAATAACAGGTGATGTATTTATTCCCGATAATCTACCAGTAGGAACATTAAATGACTTGGGCAATCTTCTTCCAAGGTTACTAATCTTACCCCAACTATAAGTTCCACAGAATCCAGTAGTAATGCCAAGAGGAACAGTATTAGAACTATCTATCTTAACTTCAACCCTAGTCACATCAGTAATACCTATTCCAGGAATATCTAGTTGTGATGTTGTTTTTGCTACTACAATATAAACATTATCTATAAAAGAATTTCCAATGGAAACTACAGATCCCAAAGAATCTTTAGATATTACTCCATTACCAATATTTGTATCTCTAACAACAAAATAATCTCCAGTCTCTATAGAAGACAATCCAGTAGTTGCAATACCTACAGAAACATCTATATTTCTAAGATAAGAATCTGGCGGAACAAATAAATCAAAGTCCATTGTAGTGGAATTAGACTTATTGATTCTAACAATATGTCCAAAATCACCTTTATATGTTACATTTACAATATCTTCTGCAACTGAAACTGGTGGATCAATAATGACATATGGTGGGTTTGTTGAAGTATACCCAGTTCCAGAAGATATTATATTAAATGAATCTATTGATCCATTAGAAACTGTTGTTGTTATAATAGTTTGGTTGGTATAAAAATCATTTTGATCAATAAAAGATGATACTGGAGGATTTGGTACTATTACCCTTGGTCCAGATGTATAACCAAGTCCAGTATTACTAAACACAATGGATGAAATAGTTCCAGCAGCAGATACAACTGCTGTAGCAGCTGCTGATACTAAGATATCTTGAGAAACTATGCTAATAGACTGTTGTAAACTCTTATTCTCAGAATATTCTCTTAAATCATCAAAACAAATCTTAACATTATCAACATAAACATCTGTCGAGTTTACATCAACTGGATGAATCAATCTTGCAACTGGTAAAATATATGGTTCATAGATAGATCTAGATTTTCCAATATATTCTCCATTTACAGAAATATCATTTTTTTGTAAGCAGAGCTTTATTGGTCTAATAATAGATTCACTTTTATCTAATCCTGGACCAGAGTAAGCATTAGTTTCTACTGTATTTGTATTTACAATATCTGATATCTGCCTTTGATTTTGTTCATATAATGGGTCATCACTTTCAATGATTAACATATCTCCCTTTTCAACTGGTTCTAAAATATTAACATCTTTTGTATCAATATCTCCACTTCCTCTATAAAATAGAATAGAAACTTTACTACCAACTTCTAAAGGATTTGGAAACTCTATAATACTTCCATTTTCAAATACATATCCTTCTCCAGGAACTTGTAATATATCATTGACAAACACTAATAATGTGGATTGTACGTCAATCTCAGAACCTTGTTTAGATCTAATAGTCGTTTGCTGACCATCAATAGATATTGGGAAAAATCTTCTAACACCATCAATAAGATTGTTAATAGAATCGATAGGTTGAAGTTCTCCAAAATGCCAACCAGAGAAATCATCAGTATATACAGAATCTACAATAATACTAAAGTTTTCAAAAGAACCATATTCAGATGTTGTTGGTATTCCAGTTTCTCCTCCAGTTGGTAATGTTAAAATATCTCTTATTGCAAAACCATAACCATAGTTCTTTATTTCATAACTAATAACACTAGAATCATTTCCAACAACAAGATCGATATAAGCTTCAGTACCAACACCAGTATATGGAGGCTGATATTGTAAAGGTATATTGTGATATGGGAAAGGATCATCAAAAACAACTATGGGTGGATTTGATGCTGTATAACCAGTTCCAGGATTAGTTATTGCGATAGAAACTATAGAACCATTATAAGATGTTGCAAATCCAATATATTCAACATGTTTAGATAAAGATTCTGTTTTTATTCCAATTTTAATAGAAGTTTGTATGCCAGATCTATATCCAGATCCAGAATTTCCAATTGAAATATTTGAAATAGATCCTGATGGTGATATTATTGCTGTTCCACCAGCAGAAACTAATGGCTGATAACCCAAACCTTCAGATGATCCAATAGAAAGAATCATTCCCCCTCTGGGTAATCCAGACATGTTTATATCATAATATCTACTTGTATTATAACCAACAAATTTAATCGTTGTTTCTCCACCATTTTCAAGCATATCATAGTTTCCATCTACAAATGTTGCAGTTGGAATTTGGAATACATTATTGATGAGTATTGCAGCATGTTGAGATGCAATACCAGTAATATTTCCCCCAAAACTTTTCAATACAAAATCAGTATCAAATCCTGTAAATTTATCACTTATAGTATCTAAAATAAAGTTATTATAGTATGGATCTTGAGATCCTCCCTCTTGAGATGACCTCATAAAAACTCTTCCATTAAACTTAGATCTTACATCTAATCCAAAATAATCAACTTCATCTGGTTTGTTTAATGGATTTTCAAACTGAACGTTTCCAAAAGGAGCTTCTGGAAAATAAACAGTATTATCAACAATATTATAGTTAGCAGTAACTTTAGTAACAATAGATCCAGAAGAATGTGAAGCTCTCTTAGTACCAATAAAACCTCTAGTTGTATAGACATTATTTGGATTGTCGTTAAATCCGATGACAAATATTCTCATAATCTCATCATCAATTTGAACTAAATCACCACCAGCGAATCCAGATACATCGCTAAACTCTAGAATAGCATTAAATGGAGTAGATTCTATTGCTAAGGTTGATGTTGTTGATGAAGAAACTACAGGTGCTTGAATAATATTGTCTAAAGATATTAGAGCTCTTGTATTTTGTTTTTTACATGTTAAATAATGATCTGTTGTTATTCCTAAAGAAGTAAACTCAAAAACTTTTGGTGTAAATGCTAATGCGTCTTCTGCTGTAGCTGCCAATTTAATACTAAGATTATCAACTCTAACGGCATAAACTGTTGTTGGAAGTTTGTCAGTAACTCCTATTCCAGGAACTGTTGTTGATGCAATAGAAATAGCATTATCGCTGGAAAAATCTGAGAATCTATATTTATAATCCAACTCTTCTCCAGTAACAAAATAATGTCCAGGAACATTTAAAATATTATCATCAAAGTTAAAAGTTTCTTGTAATGTTGGATTAACTATTTTTTGGAATAATGGTTGTTCTTTATGATATAAATCAAATGATTTTCTTATACTCAAATCTGTACCAACATATTCTCCCCATCCAGAATCAATCTTCATATTTCCTAAATCAATGATTTCTTCTGGTTCAATCAAATCATCATAATATCCAATATTAAACTGGAACATTCTTACATCTACATTTATATCTGGTTCTGGAGTAAACTCTATTGTACAGAAGCTTCCATCAGACGAAGCTCCAAAAGTTCCAATCCCAATGTCTGTTCCACTTGCCACCATTCCATTAACATATTCAATAGATTTATTCCAAGATGACATAACAACAAATTCTGTATAAAAATGAGTTCCATTTGTCAAATCTTGAACAGAAGCTAAAACATATGCAGCATCATATCTTGGTCCAAACGAAGATATTCCTACAGCAGATGGTGATGGAGATGATGAAATAGATTTGTATGATGTTTCAAGTAAAGCGCCATTTATTGATGCTGTCCCAACTCCAATAGCATTAGATGAAAATGTAGTTACAGAAGTATCTACATTAAAAGATGTTGCATTTGGTGTATCAATATCAGTTAAAACTACAATTTCGGATCCATCTATAGAATAACTAAATGTTGCGATTCCTGGAGTACTATTTGAACTTCCTCCAGAACTATTGAGGAATCCATATTCATTTAAATAAATATCATTTCCATCACTTGTTATTATAATCTCATCAGTTTGTACATATCCATTATCTGCAGATACATGTATTATAAGTTTATTGGAGGTATTTGATAAAGGAAGTCTTAATATTTCAGTGTTACCGATTCCAATATTGTGTTTCTGTTCAGAATACATAGAAACTGCATCACCTAATATTGGTAATGATCCAACTCCTATAATATTTGTATCAAGTTCTAATGATGTTGCAAACACATAATAATTTGATATTTTATATTCATCTGGGAAAAATCTTAAAATAACATCAGTACCAGAAATTTCTGCATCAAAATCACCAAGATCATTATTCTTTGGAATTGTTTTACCGTAATCAACATTAAAAACATTTAAACCATCAGAAAGTAATAATACAATTCCAGATTGTCTTTCAACTGGATTATCAATATTTTCAACAACTACAAAATATTTTCTAAATCCTACAGTTCTTGTATAAGAATCTATATCAGAATATCTAGTAGCTCGTATCTCTTGATTAAATTGTGGGGAAATATCATCAATACTTAAAACTCTATTTCCTATTGATTCAACATAATCTTGTAATAGTTTAGATTTGAGTTGTATTTCTTTTGATTTTCTAGACTCATTTATTACTCTTAAAGATTCTGTAGAAGTGTCAAAATCACTATAGCAATCAATATCAACCACTTGATAAATATCTGCTATTCCACTAATATTTCCAGAATTTTGTTCTGTATTAATTCCAATAAACTCTTCTGGTTCTGATGGGACTAATAAATCACTAAATCTCTTAAATCCAACAGTATGAGTAAGATTTTTTACATAAGGATTCCATCTTTCGTAATCAACTTCAGATTTTACAGAATATGAAAAATACTGATAATAATCACTATCATGAATTCTTTGTGTGTCATCATTTAAGAATCCTTTTTTAGTTGACCATCCATTTCTGACAATAGAACCAGCAGAAACTGGAAATTCAATTTCTGAATCAATAGCATTAATAACTTTTGATCTTCTTCCAGATGTCAATCCTTTCAAATCATCTCCAATATTAAACTTATCAAAAGTAGAAATTCTTATTAAGTCTCTTTCATAATCAATACTCAATATTTTTCCTCTGGAACCTAACTCAGAGATAACTTCTTCTTGAGGTAAAAACTTGGTTTTAAATTTAGTTAATTTAAACTGAGGTAAATAACTTTCTGGAACTATTTTTCCAGAAGAGTTGAAGACATTATAATCTCCAGGATACTCGTCTACATTAATAAGTCCTTCTAAGCTATATGTTACAGTTGCTCCAACACCACCAAGTTTTGGATCACTATCTATAACTTCAAATAATGTATAGTTATAGTTTTCTGAGTTATATCCCTTACCAGTTGTTCCTACACCAACACTTACATTTTCAATCAAAAATTTATCTCCAATATTAAATGGAAATTCATTTAATGTACTATAAGATGAGTTTATTTCAACAGTAACATGCTTATTTTCATTATTGTAAGTTATTGTATTGATACCAATACCATTGGTATTATTGATTGTAAGTATTCTTGAAGGATATTCGGATATATTATAAGTATTTTTTATAATATCGACCTTTCTTCTAACAATATCATAAGAAAACTCTAGATCATCTAAAACTTTATTGGTAAATCCATCTATTACAATAATATCTGGTGGTAATGAATACCTTTTACCTGGATTTATAACTTCTATACTTTCTACCGAAGATTTATAGTCAAGCTCTAATATTGTAGGAACTTGTGATGTTGGTCTAAGAGTATTATCAGAATAATAATCAAATCCAATGTTGTCAAAATCTATATTAACTGGTTGTCCAATATTATCTGAGTTTACTTTTAATATTGCCCCATAACCATTTTCAGAAGATATATCGATTATTTTTGGTATCTTCTTATATCCTTCTCCATAAGATTGAATTTTTACATCAGCAATTTTACCAGAAGCATTTTTAGTATCCAAATAATATTCAATAGATGTTCCTGTCTGTTTTTGATATTTAGAAAACTCTGGATTTTTTACTAGAGGTGCAGAAAAAGATGTTAATGTAACATCATTAACTACATATTTACCATTAAACTTGCTTTCAAGCATGTTAATAGAATTATGGTGATAACCACCAGTATTTGCCTGTGTATCTACAAATAACTCAACAACTTCCTTATCATTTCCAAATACATTTCTTGGAGATAAATTGTAATAAAGTTCAGATGGCAAATCTTTTACATTTCTCAATCTTACAGAAGCATCACTACTTACTCCAATAGATCCTTGATATAAAACATTAAACTCCTTTCTAGTTGCTGAAGTAAAATACTCATGCATTAAATGATGATCCCAATATAATCTAAAATCAAAAGATTCTCTAGATCTAAGTTCATTTATTGACAAGGAAGAGTCTGATAAATCAAAAACTACTTCTGAATACTGATATATTTCTAATGGAGGATTAACTGGTAAAATAGATCCAGAAACAGCATCTGTAATGTTTACCGCATTTAAACCGATGTTCGCATCATACTGGGTTTGGCATAATTTTATTCTATCTTTGTTTATTACAGAAACATAATATATTTGATTGTTTATTAATCCAGTTGGTAATATAGAGTTAGTTTTGTATATTACAACTTGTCCAGAATAAAACTTGTGATTTGGTAAAGTAATATAGTTTTCTAGAACGTTTACGTCAGAAGATGGAAAATCTCTTCTTCCAATAATAACTCTTCTATTTTCTCTATTGTATTCAACTTTAAATGTTGTTGTTATTCCACTAACTACTTTAACTTCAAAAGAATCACCAACATTTAATCCATGTGGAGTAGTTGTTGTTACCTTTATTCTATCATCAAATATATTACATCTTAGTTTATTTTGATATATTGGAGTGAACTTATGAACAGAACCAATACCAACACTATCAAATACTAATAGTTGTGGATTTGTTGATATTCCAGATAAAGTGGTGGTCAATCCAATAGTATTTGAATTTATTCTAGAAACAAATATTTCTGGAGCATCTGAAAGTGAGAATCCATTAGAAATAATAGAAGAACCTCCCTCAAAAGAATAATCTAAAATATCTCCAGTATTTAAGTTATGATTTGTTATATTGATGGTTATTGTTCCAATACCAACATCAAGTGAAGGTTCAATATAAATTGAATTTTGATATTTATTTGTAAACTCAGTTACAAAACTATTTTGTATTGATAACTCAAACCTTCTAGAATCTTCCACTAATCCAGAAGATAATACGTGTGATGTTCCAATAGAATTTAAATATTCTCTCTGCACAAGTAGTCTAGAATTTGGAGAATCTATTTTTAATACTTTAAACTTTTCTCCATTTGATTCATATACATCATCCGCATAAATATTTTCAAAATTAGTAATGACAGAAATATATGTAACAATACCAGTCGAAGAAACTTCTGGTAAAGATTCTTTTAAAGTAACAATATTATAATCAACTTTTATAGGAGATGTTGTTAGTTTATTATTGTTAAAT